CGCGAATTGTAGGTAGATAACGAAACTCATAGGCATAACCGACTGATTTGCAAGCCATGTACAAATCGTCGCTGACAGCTTGATTCCTATTCGCTCTCATGTTAAACCTCCCGAGAGCTTTACCCAAAATGGGGACCGTGAGGTGCTTACTACCGGAAGGAACAAAAAAACGACTAAGAAATGTGGCGGTCCACAGGTTATCATGACGTATGACAGAAGCTTCCATCTGTGCTTCGGCAGCGATGGAAGTGTAAGTTTTCTGCGCATACCTGATTCGACCTGTGACCCGTGCCAGCATATCATCACCTAAAAGCAAAGCATCACAAGAAACTGGCTTTGTCTTCATCAAAAAAGAATACAAAATGCAAGCGTTCCAAAAAGTGTTACGGAAGGTTGTGTCCGTAGCACCCGTTGGCAACTGATACTTAAGGTCTGCCTTAATGCCATGTTTTGAACTGCGAACTGTAAAAGAATTGCTTTTCAGATGTAATCTGATAAACCATTCAGGACAGCCCAAAACACGCATCATAGACACCTCAAGTAGTTGTACGTCACTGCATTGAAACTTATCATTAGAAGAAAAATCAGCTTCAAGATAAAACTCATTTACGTTATTCCTAGACTCAATCATAGGAACATACTCACACGGCGTTTTGCGATAGGAACTATGAAGCCTATAAGGCCCTTCCATGCGTTCAAGGCTGTGATCCAGACGCCTCATGAGCTCATTGAAAATGGGCCCAGATATTGCGTTATAGACGTCAGATCCCTTGAAAATCACACGTGGAGCCCAATTGGGCTTGTGTTCTACCAACAATGCCTCTACTTTGACAAAGATTTCCTTACCCGTGTAATCAGGCAGGTTTGACGATACAAGACTTGTCAAAGCGGCATTCATGCGATTGCGCTTCTCAGTACCAAACTTCAGAAGCCATGATTGATACAAACTATCGGTCCACTCAAACCTATCCATCGGTTTGGGACATATCTTTTCCACTAGCTTGTGAGCAGAATCAACAACGAATGGTGAGGCTCGTTTAGCACTAAAATAATTGCAACGCTTGCGAAAAGCGGCGATAGTGTTAAACCATCCATTATCAGGTACAACTGGATGGAGATGG